TCCCATAGAGTGTTAAAAGCGTTAGCTTCTGACATATTACTTACCTTTTATGAAGTCGAGTGCTGTAGTACCTGCGTCTATTACATTGCTCATTTCAATTTCATCGCCCATCCATCCTTGACCTTCGCTTACAAACTTATCAAGAAACGCTTGACGCTGAGTGGGATTTAGCAACGACATGTTGTAGTTCATTTGAGGATTATTGTACAAGTAGTTAGCTATTGTATTTACATTATCGCCTTCAGCACCTGCTACTTTTAATTCAGATTCTAACGCACCTACTGATTGCGGGTTAGTAAGCCTACCTTTAGCCCTAGCCGCTAATAGCTGAATAGCAAGCATAGCATCTGCTCTTTTCTTAGCTTCGTCTTGTAGCTGTTCTTTACGTCTAGAACCAAGACCAACCTGCAACGCTTGCCCTATGTTAGCCGCAGTACCTTTACCACTACTAGAACCTGCAAGCATAGCCGCACCCATAGCCATCAAGTCTACCTTTTGATTTAGCCTATCAAACCAGTTAGTGTTGTCTTCAGCGTCTCCGCCTGTAACACCTGCTTGCTCGTTTACTTTAGCGGCTTCTTCTCTCTTCTCTTTAAGGTCTGTAATAGGAGTAATGTTTAAGTTTTCTTGTAAGGTTTCTGTAGAAAGATCATCTCTATTTACAGGGCCACCTCCCATTTTCTTATTCTTTTTAAGCTGTTGTTGTAGTCTTTGCTTTTGTAAATCTTCTACAGTCATGTCTGTAGCGGCTTCGTCTTCTTTCTTAAACTCTAATTCCTTCCTAGCTTCATAAGTACTAGGGCCAAAGGTACGCATAAAGTCATCGTAACCACTGCCTACTCTTCCTTGTCTCTCAAAGCGTCTCTTCTCTTGCTCTATTTCATAAGGAGTAGGCTTATTATCTAGAGGTGAAAGGACTTGCCCTGTGTAAATAGGAGTATTAGAGAAGCTGTCAACGATACCCTTCGTGCTGTAGGGATTAGAAAAGTCAGATTGATCTCCACCTAACCCTCCGAAAAGTGCTATTAAATCTTGATTCTTCATTGCATTAAACCTCTTTGCTGTTGTTGAGGCTGAATAAGCGATTGCAATAAGTCAGCTTCTCTATTTCGTCTAGCAAACAACTCTGGATTCTTCCACTCGTCTGCGTTTCTTAATCTAGCTATACCACTCTTTAGATCACCACCCATAACAGACTTCATAGTTCCAAAGTCTAGCGAGCTATCACCAAAGTTATGTAGCAACGATAAGCCTACAGCTTGTTGCTGATATGGTAGCTCATCGTAGTTCTTGTATTTGGTTCGCATTCTATCTGTAGACTTACTAATCTTCTGTCGGCTAATGTCCATAGCAACATCAGTAGGAAGAGTGTAGTGTCCTAGTTCTTTCTCAACAGCTAAAGCTTCTGCACCTTTCTTACCTACATAAGGTAGTAAAGACTCTTGAAACTCTTTAGGTAATCCCATGTTCAAGAACTCTTTAGTATTCATTTGACCAATGTCAATACCAACACCAAAGGTTAGTCCAGAGTTACCAATAGCTTTGCCGTCTTTCTTAGGGATATAAGTTCTAGGCTTAAACCCTTCTTCCTGTATTAAGAATTGCAAGACTGCATCTTCTTTCTTCATAGCATTGTTCCTTGAGTGTATACAGGTACAAGGTCACCGTTAGGCATTAACATGTCTTCGGTAAGTCCTGAAGACTGTGTAGGAATAATACCTGTAGGCTGTCCAAATATAGGCATTAACGATTGTATTCCTGTATCGCCACCTTGTAACAGTTGACCGAGTAAGTTATTCTTACCTTGTGACTTAGCCATTGAAGTATACAAAGCTTTGTCAAGCATACCTGTTAAGCCTGTACCTCCACCTAATAGTCCTGCTATACCGCCTAAAGGGTTCTTTGCCCCTAGTCCTGAGAATATACCCATCATTACATTATCACCTTGTTTCCGAATATAGGCATTACTTCGCCTGTTACTTGATTGGGAATCATAAACTGTTGCTGTGGTTGAAACATCGGAGGCATAGCTTGTGGAATCTGTACAGGCTGTGCGTTCATCATCTCCTGTTTCTTTGCTTGTTGTTGTGCTAGAAACTGTTGCAACAATAAATCAGCAGAGTTGTTTTGGCTTTGCTGTGGTTTAGCGGCATTCATCAAACCGCTAACTGCTGAGATACCTGCTATAATAGTTGCTGGATCCATTTTAATCTCCTAGTTAAAGCTAAGGCCCTTTTTCTTTAGTCAACATGCCAAATAGATCACCGCCAATACTACTATCTGCTCCTGTAGGCATACCCATAACAGTCATGGCCGTACCCATTATAGCGCTGAATGGATCGCTAGCCGTCTCTTGAGTCACTGTACTCTTTTGATTAGCTTCCGCAACAAGAGGACTACCTTGTAAGAACTGATAGAACTCAGACAAGTTACGAAGGTTTGCATTTCTATCTGCTTCAGACATTTGAATCTCATCTTGTAACTCAGCTTGACCACGTAAGCTTCTGTACTTACCGATGTTCTCCGCAACATCTTGACCCATCATACCTGTACGTAATACTTGAGGAAGCAGACCTTGAGCTTGTAGTCCTAGCTGTTGTTGACCTAAAGCAGACTGTACTAAAGCCCTTTGAGTGTTTCTATCTATTTCACCACCAAGCAGACCTAATCCTTCCATACCTTCACTGCCGCCATACTGCCCTGCCGCTGATGCTTGTTGCATTATAGGTACAGCACCTCTAGAGAACTGCGTACTAGCATCTCCTAGTATGCTTTCCATTTGCTGTTGGAATACAGGGTTATTAGCTAAGTCACCTGCGTTTAAGTAGTTCTGGAAGTTACTCATACCAGAATCAATTAAACCTGACAACGCACCGCCTTCTCCAAATTGTGCTAGTCTTTCTTCTTGAGACTGACGAATTAGCGGGTCTTCTTCAGCAAGTCTAGACCCTTTATAAATACCTTCAGTACCTAAGTTATATAGATTTTCTGCATCTCGCAACGCAGATAAAGAACTACCTCTTAGCGCACCGCTAAGTCTAGTTGTGCTGTCTGTAGTCTCTGAACTTCCGCCCTTGCTCATTTAAAACTCCTTTACCATATATACAATGTCAGAAGAATAAGAAGGTATTAGTTTAGTCCAACCTTTTCTTCCATATATTTCAACGCCATCTAATCCTTTCTCTTTAGCAAACTTCTCTATATTACTTATAGCTGAGTCTACCCATTCTTCAATATCCTTACCGCCACATAGATGTATTAACAATCTAAACCTTGCAGGATATGTAACACCCTTTGTAACTACTGCTCCCAATACTTCCTTACCTTTGTATGAAAGCCACAGCTGACTGTCACCTTTCTCTATAGCTTCCATAACATGCTTCAAGGTAACTTCAGGAGTCTTGTTAATAACCTTTAACAGATACTCTATGATTACGTCTTGGTTCTTGTGAATCTCAGCTACGTCTGTTACTCTGCTAAATCTATACATCTATTGACTTACCTTCAATGTCTACATCTAGAATGTCAAATGTTAAAGTACCTGTACCTGTAGATAGGGCTGTTTTTACTTTAACAACATCACCTGCGTTCGCTGTACCTTTAGTACTAAAAGATATAGGAAGGTAATGACTTCCACTAGTATTTAAAGTATGTTGCGTACCGCTGACTAAAGTGTCATTTATGTAAACACCTATAACTAGTGTAGAGGTACTACCTGCACTTACGTTAGCACTAAAGTTTAAACGATATCTGCTTTCAGATAAGAAAGTAAACGTACCGTTATCTTTGTTAGACTCCAAGCCTTCTTCATCTGCTCTAATAGTATCGTAAGCTGTAATAGTAGCAGGTGCGTCTGTAAGAGCCATTGTAGCTCCTGACGTAGCTAAGAACATACCTGAGTCATGTATCTCACTGATACCACCTAAGAATCTAGAGATACGCTGTAGCTCGTTCTGTAAGTATACAGGAATACCTTCAAGTTCCTGCGGAGGGGGCATTGGAACGTATTCTATTCTCACTGTCTACCCTCAAGGCTGTATTCCATAGAGTATCCTGTCAATCCCCACAAAGTACCACCATCACTCTCAAACCTAACAGCAATATATCTACCACTCTTTCTAAAGTTAACCTTGTAGTCCTGACCAACAACAAACTCTTGAGGAGCAGACCATGATATACCACCACCTTGAAACTTTTCAGTACCTACGTATATCTTTACAGTTCCTTCTCCAACCATGTGAGGATAGATAGCATGTACATACTTGTAGCCTTTATCGTCTCCAAAGTCTATACCTTCTCTCTCTACAAATGATTCATAGGACTTTTCCTGACCCTCTAATCTCATACGAATCCCAGTGTTTCCTAAGTTAAAGTTAGAAGAAGTAGAAAGGCCACCTTGAGTAATATATACTAGGGAGTCTACAGCAGGGTTATATGTCTGGCTATCCCACACACCTGTACTACCTTCCCAAGTAGTCGTATCTGTAACGTCTCCCCAACTACGAGTATCTGTACCATCTAAAGCTACAATACCTGTAGTGATGTGAGAAATGTTTCCAATGTCTCGTTTACTCCAAGAGTCTGACTCCCAGTTCCATGTAATAGCTGTATTAGCTATACCATCTTCACTACTAAAGTTAGGATAATAAATTATCATTTCTTTTCTAGCGTTATTGGCAACACATCTTACTTTAGAAACATGGTCTGTATCGATGTCATTATAAAAGAACTCTTGCATTTTATTTGATATAACAGACTTCTTAGTTGTACCATCGTGAACATAAACATCATCAACACCAACAACAAAATGTTTATTGTCATATTCAGCAACGCAGTCTTTAGCCAATATACCTGCATCATTAAATACTTTTCTAAACGAGAATACAAAGTTACCTCCAATAAACTGCATAGCCCATACTGCGTCATTCTTGTAAATAAAGAATGTATCTCCTAACGCCTTACCTTCTAAAACCTGACCTTGAGTATCTGGAAGAATATTGTAACCTGCTTGTGACGAAGCATCTACTGCCGCCCATGATGTAGGTACGCCTCCTAAAGGAGCTGTATCACTCCACCTAACCATTGTAGGTTTTCTTCCTTCGCTGTCAGTAATATCTAAAGCAACTAGATAGTTCTTAAAAGGACGCAGTACGCCGCATCTATCCGCATCAGGCCAAGCAGTCAAGTCTACCATTGTGCTTGTAGCAGTGCTATAAACTTGAGGCAAGTCATAACCATTGTTTAGCAATAAAGCACCATTAAATACATCTGAAGTCCAACCGCTATGTTGCCTAACTTTAGAAATAACAATACTACTATCATTTGGGTCATACGTTATATCAAACTCAGGGGTGTAGTCTTCATTTATAATAGGTTCTGATTCTTCATCATTACGAGTTACATTAGTATGATTAGTACCGTCAGTTCTATAAATCTTAGTATCACCTGCATAATACCAATAGTCTGTAGAACCATCTTTAAAAGCAACAGCATGTTTAGGAATTGCACTTAAAGGAGATGAAGACATCATTCTTTGATATCCTAAGGCTACATTAACCCTAGCACCTTTAAAGTCAACATTATTACCACTACTCCATAACTCATTAGGCATTTCGTAAGGAGATAGGTCTGTATTAATCCCTCTAGGTCGGGTTACTTCTATCTTCTTAAAAGGCATAATTATAATTTCCAAACTTTAACAAGGGAAAATAGATTGCCATCGTTATTAGTACCTGCACCATATCGTAATTCACCTGCACCATTAGACTCGTCCGATCTATATACTCTAAGTCTAATATCTTGACCTCCTGCGGCTACAGTAAACATACCTGAAATAGGAAAACTAAAAGTATCATGCTCTCTTAGAGGACTGCTGTGACTATATCCTACCTTAGTTCCATCTCTCCATAGCTGAAGTTTTACGCTATCTACAGTCGCTGAATAGCTCTGATTTGACAGGTCTGCCCAAGCTTCAAAATAATAACTACCTTCAGGTAGTGTAAGAGTATCCCCGCTACTGTTAAGACTAACGCCTGTAGGGATAGCAGGTGATCCGTTCATAGTATTACTAGGATATACTATTTTCTTTATTGGCAAGCTATTCCACTGTCCCTGAGTCATCACACCACTAGAAGTTCCTTGCTTGTACCCTGAAGTATCTCCCGCAACGACAAAAGGAGTACCACTAGCTGTAATAGTAGTAGTGGTGACATCGTTTTCTGTAACGGCATCAATAGTAATATTGTTACCTGCTGTTAAGTCATCTTGCTTAGAGTCAATCTGATCTTGAATAGCAGAAGTAACACCATCTACATAGTTAAGCTCGTCTGTAGTAGCGGTAACGCCGTCTAAGATATTAAGATCAGCCGCTTCTAAATCTGCGGAGATTCCGCTTAATACATTTAACTCTGCTGTAGTGACAGTAGCATCATCAAGAATGTTTAACTCATCCGTAGTAAGAGTAGCGCCATCTAAGATATTTAACTCAGCACTTTCAGCCGTAACAGGTACTGCATTAGCGCCTTCATCATTAATACCAGAAAAAGTCTCTTTAATTACTTTCTTGATATTACGAATGTGATCGTCACCTTTATTAACCTTATCAGCCGCTACAGGGTTAGTATCGACTAACTCGCTTATTCTACCATTAGTAACTGTTTCAATTCCCATTACTTACCTCTTCTATATCTAGCTGTTTTCTTAGCTATCTTCTTGGGTTGTTTACTATGCTGTTTACCTTTCTTCGTATCTGCTTTCTTCTTACGAGAGGTAGCGGCATATTCCTTTTTGGATAAAGATTCTCTAGCTTTCTTTGGTAAGTAACGCTCACCTGTAGCTTTCTTACCTTGAGTACTATTCTTACCTGACTTAGTACCCCACTTTTCTTTTGTCCACTTCTTTAAACTTTTCTGTGATTTCTTTAGAGGCATTACCGATATCCTCCACCTTTAGCCTTGTACTCTTTAGCTAGCATCTGTGCCTTACGTGCTGACCATTGACCTGATCTACCACCTTTACTGCCAGACTTAATCTTGTTAAACAAGTTCTTACGCATAGTAGGCTTGGTGTAGTTACCTGCTGAGTTTACTGTAGACTTCTTCTTAGCAGGTTTTCTTTTAGTAGCCACGTTTCTTACCTTTCTTTTTAGTAGCTTTCTTCTTTTTACTTTTACAACCACAAGGTTTCATAGCCATAACTTATTTCCTCGATTTAGCACCTGAACATTTCCAACGCTTACGTGATAGATTGTTAGGTGTGTTAGGATCGTTTTGTTTCTTTTTAGGTAGTCTCTTTTTAATCCCTAAACTTCTAGCGCAATAGCTATCACCTTTCTTAGTACCTGCTTTAACTCTAGGGCCACCACCTTTTGCTTTACCTGCTTGACCGTAGCTTACCTTTTTACCTGAAGATGTAATCTTTACTTTAGCTTTACCTTTTCTAGGCTTTCTAGTTGGCATGTTATCTCCTACTTTAATGGATTGGATAGGTAATCCATACCTTCCCATACATCGTCTATTTCTTTGTTAATACTTTTCAACTGCTTCTGAGTATCACCTAAGTCTTTAGTAAGAACTTCAGCCGCTGTAACTATACCTCTGATACTCTCAATGTCCTTAGATAGCGTAGCAACCTCGTCCTTCAATTCTAAGAGGTTTTTCTGCTGACCTAGTAGTGTCTCTAGGCGTGTGCCTAAAGTGGCTAATTTGCCCTTTAATTGGCTCACATCGTTGTCTTCTAATCTTTGCTCTATTAATGTTACCTTCTCTACAAGAGGCTTGACATTAGAAGATTTCTTTTCTACAATCTCTAATCTAGAATACAGACTTGAAGCTGTCCATACACCACCACCAATAGTCGATGCTAATGCAAACACTACTGCAATCCAAGCACCTTTAAACGTAGTCTTACCAATCTTTAATTCTGTTGTATCTAAACTCACAGTTCACACTCCGTACCAAACATAAAACAGTTATAGCCCGAACCTGTAGGGCCAGTTAGATAATACTCTGACTCACTCCCTGCTAGTAGTACATCGGCTTCTGATATGTATAGGTCTAGCCCAAAGTTATCATTACCGTTAAGATATACTGCTGTTAGGTTTCTAGTAGTATTATATCCCATCGCAACCCACTGTTGATTAGCATCGTAGAATATAGTAGTCTGCTCTGCTGTTGTGTTTGCGTTCTCAATCCCTTGCTCTAGAAACTCTACTGCTTGATCGTTATTAGCTACGGCTATGTAAGCACTAGCATTGTTAGCGTGTGTTTCGATATCGTCCATGCTTGTGTTATACGTATCAACCTCTTCTTGAGTTATGGTTAATACTTCTTGATTTAACTCTACAAACGTCTGTACGTCTGCTTCTTCTTGTGGACTAGCGGCTGTCTCTGCCATCTCTGCTACTTGTTG